ACGTTGTGGTTCATTGTTTCCTGTTTTGCGATACCAACGCGGTTCAGGATAGATTCTGCTGCCTTCATGCGAAGGTCATCACCACGTTCTATGTCAGGGGCCGTTACGAGGCTTGCTAACTTGTTCGCGGCTGACAGGGAATGCCCTGCTAGCATGGTTTTGGTGCGTTCTATAATTTCATCGGCTAGACGTTCCTTAAGCCAGCCTATGGATTTGGGTGAATAGCCCACAATTTCGGCAGCAACGGACATATTGCCGTTGTTTTCGAACAGGACATCCAAGAACTGCTCCTGTTTCTCTGTCAGGGCAGCTTTTTTACTCGTTTGGGGTAGTAGATTCATGGGGATTTAGGTTTTTAAGCCTTCTGCTTTACTGCAGTTCCAACGTATGTTCAATTCGAACAGATGATTCTCTGTTGTGAACTCTGCCATCTCGTCTACTCGAACCTCACAAGCTTTTTCAGTCTCATATGGGCCTCGTGTGTCTGTTAATTCTACACAAGACGCAGGAGCAGCGGCTAAACAAACAAGTAATGCAGCTTCGAACATGATTTTTCTTTCTTTTATGAACAGTATGATTTCATTATGGCGACTTTTCGAACCCCTGTCAACAGCTTAATGGGTGTTTTCGGGGTCTTTTTTTATTTTGTGTAAAAAAAATCTTGACAAATCGTGATTTTGACGCTACCATAGGTCCAAGACCTGCCGGGGTAAACCCCCTGTCTACCTACAGGTCCCCCTAACGGTTCGCAAAATGGTCCCCGCTGGTTCCCGGTGGGGCTTTTTTTGTCTCCACCCTAGTGGTTCGCAAAATACCCTGTATGGATAACCTAAAATTACAAAAAATATGTCGGGATTGCATAGCAATTGGCAGGGGGGTGGGGTGGCCCTCGCGCACCCGCGCACAGCCAAATATTTTTATTAACCATCATTGAGCATTCGTTGTTTTGCTTGTAAGCCCAACGGCACCCAACCCCGCGAACACACACTAACCCCCTCGAACACACGCACGCCCGCACGCCCGCGTCATTGATTTGTCATATTTTTAATTATAGGGGTGGTCTTTTGGTGTCAAAAATGCGCTGCAATCCCGCACAATCCACAACCCAAAAGCCTAAGGGATTACCGCCAGTTAATCCGAATTAATACATGCCGGACAAAAAAAGACCCCCGCCGGATAGACGGGGGCAAGTCTAGGGAGGAAAAGGTAAAGGGTTATTCGCTGCTATCTGGCTTGTAGGTAAGCTGCAGCCGCGCTACCGTTCGCGGGGAATCGGTCGCGAATGTATAATGGTCGAAACCGCAAGACCGCAGCAATTCCTTCAATCCCTTTATCTGATATTCGAGGGCTTCAACTTGCCCTAATATAATCGCCTGTTCGTTGGTAGTCATAACAACAAGCTTCTTTGCCTCATCAGCATTAAAGGTTTCATCGTTGATGTTAAGGGTTGATTTAATCATTGGTTTGGTTCCTTCTTACAAGTGAATGGGGACAAGCTGCCCCGTCCCCATCATTGTTACACTATGCTTTCGAGCTATGCAACCAGTTTGTAAGCTGATTTTGCACCCTTACGAAAAACGGTTTCAATCTTATAACCTTTTTCCCGCAAGGTCTTAATGCCCGTATAAACTGACCCAACAGTCATGCCAGTTTCACGAATAAGCGTGTCTTTGTTGACCGCATATGTGCGACTGGCAAGGCAACGGTAAAGCTTGCCAAGCTTACTGCCGGAATGAAACCCGCGCCGCAGCCGGACAGATTTTGCCGCATGGCGTGTCTGTTCCCCGTTCTTATCCGCGAACAGTTCCTTTGATAACTGGGTTAAAACCTTCTGCCGCTCGTCCTGCCGATAGTACTCCTCAAACTTATCGGCAAGGCTCATTAGTTCACTAACAAGGTTTTGTGGAATATTACTCATTGGTTCGTTCTTTCTGGGCAATGCCCGTTGGTTTACACAATAAAGACCGCATATATTATTGTTATTATCAAAGCAACGGTCAGGCTTCGATAGATTACATATAAAGCTTCCATTCGGTTCCTTTCATATCACAAAGAAAAGTATGTAAAGCAGCAGGTATTCGAGCATTAAGCCGCTGCCCGTTCTTCTGCCCATGTCCAACAAGGGCTTTCAAGAACAGTCCGCACCATGTCGTTGCGGGTTCGCTGCACGTTCGCAACGTTCTGGGTTGTTCGTCCAGACTGGTAGTCTTTGCCCGTTTTTGGGTCTGTCCACTCTTCATTCGTATGAGTTGCCCAATGGGTCAAAGCATTATATGCCGCCCACATAGTTTGACCTAGTTCTTGCTTTTCCTTGTCGAACAAATAAAGCAAGTTATTCATCAGACGTTCGTTGACTGGATTACCCTGCCCCGCCTCGACTGCTCGACTGGATTTGTAACAAATGGATTTAGCCAGCAATTCGGCAAAAGCTTCATCAGTAAACTTGGCACCCGCCCAAAGATTCATCTTTTCACGCTGCCCCGTCCACATTTCTAGACTGCCACCCGCCTTGCTAATCAATGCATCTGGGGACAAGTTCTTCGTATGTTTTGCCTTTTGGTGATAAGCCTTCTCACCCCCAAACACTAGCGTATTCCGGCAAAGGTCACGATAGGCACCGGAGAACACTTGAAAAGACCATGACATGTCCACCGAATTGAAAACGTCCATGCGGCAATTTACGCGGTCGGTCGAGTCCCCAATTGTGGTTGATAGGTCGTTAAAGTGAATTGTTCGATGCGCTCGCAGCCCGTCGTTATAAACCCTGTCAACTACCTTTACATTCGACAAGGGCAAGTCGGTCTCTTGCAGCAATTCAGCCTGCCGCCGGAATAGCTTATCATGTGGCACCAGATTGTAGGTTTTACCAATTGGCCTAGTGTTCAGGATTGCCCCGGATGCGGTATTTTGTAGGGCTGAATATTCCGGCATTGGTACTGGTTCGCACACCTCTATTAAATCAGGACTATCAGCATTCCTAATCGTGATTGCCTCGATTGGCACCCGACGGACACTGCCGCGACGGGTAAACAAGTCAATGTTTGATGGGTCGTTGTGTTCAACAAGGTTAAGGTCGGTGTTTACTTCTATTAGGTCGAACATATCAATGTTCCTTTCGTTGTGGTTAGCGGGACAACCCCGCCGGACTGTTATTGCACCCCCCGCCGAATCGGTCAAGGTAAATCATTTCTTCATCTAATTACATACTAACATATGATTCCCGATAGTTGACGTTGTGGGACAAAAAAAAATGGATGCCGCCCCGCGACTCGCGGCACCCGTTGCTAGTACCGCACCCAGTCCCCCCGAACCACTAAGGACACTGCAAGTAACATACTAGCCCCAATAAAAAAGTTTGGCGTGGTCAATTTGTCACGTTATCCCGTATCGGTCGCGCCAAACCCGCCAAGTGATAGCCTGCAATTGGTAGGGCATAATTCCCGCATCGTTCGCAGCTTCCTTGTAAGCTTCCTGCAATGCCTTGTATTCACGCACCCCAATATTGGTTCTATCATCGGTCAATCCGATTCGCTCATTGTAAGCAATGTTCCTTGCATGGCCGTCGATAGTAACGTTGAACTCGCCCATAATGTCACAAAAGAACGACGTTATCTTTTGTCCCTTCAGCATAGCTTTTGCACCGTTATAGTTTGGTCGTTCTGCCAATATGCCCCAAGCCTTCTTTTTCATTGCGTGGTAAGTTGACACTTTCACGGAGTCGATACCGTCACCCTTTAAAAAGGCACCGATTAAAGCGTCGGCATTTTTAACGTTGCGTTGCCATTTGTTATTTGGCGACAACGCAGAAATAACAGCCACCACAAGGTAAACGCCTATCCCGTATTTATTGCCGATATCATACGCAGCGTCGTAGGCTGCAGCATACCATTCCATGCCACCCTTTATCTGCACTGGGTCAGCATCTAGATAACAGTGGGTAATATTAGAGACTAGTTTTTTGTGAGATAGTTTAGTCGGTCGTTTCATTTGATTGTTTCCCCCGTATGAATCCAGACTGGCGCGTCGGTTTCTATCCAAACTTTAGCACCACAAGATAAAGGTTTATTCGGGGAATATACCACCCGCGACAGCCCGTCAATTTCTGCTGCGTAGGTGTAATGATTGCTTTTACTGGTCTTAACAGTAATTACGGGGTCGTGTGTTCCATTCTTTGCATTAGCCCGTATCACATGCTGATTTATATGTATTCGCTTTTTCATCGGTTCGGTTCCTTTAGTTGGTTTAGGTTGGGTTTCTTTTAGTGGTAGTTTTTGGCGCGGTCAAGCACTTTTAATTTATCGCGCAATCTTTCTACGTAACATTCAAGACAGGAAAAAACCCTGTTCATCTCAACTACCATCGCGGGTTCTCCGCAGGTATCACATCTATACTTGAGATTTAGCGTGGTTGGTTTGTCTCGTTTTAGCGTGGGCGATTTGTCAAAGTTTTGGCGTGGGGTATTTGTCATTGTTTGTCACTCCAGAAATCATACCACGCATCCGCTAACATTTCGGCGTATTCGGTTTTGTCACGTACTCCCACCCAATCACGGTAGGGTTCCATTCCCCGTAAAAACTCTCCAAAATGTTCGCAGCCACCAATAACCTCGTTTGCCTTACACCAAAAGTCATCTTCTAGCTGGATTGCCCAGTCGCTCATCTTACTCATGCTCACCCCCGTTACCTCTGCCAAGACCCCCAAAATATTGGGGCTTGCGTCTTGCTGTTTCAAATACACTCGCCGTAATAAACACACCAGCTATCAACAGGGCGTGGGCTACGGCACTGATGCCAAAGACAACAATGCTACCCATCCACATACTGAAGATAATGCACCACATCCACGCCAGTATCTGCATGATTAGATGTCGCGTGTTAGTGTCGGGGATGTTGGACAGCGGGTTGTGTTTACTGTCCATGATTAGTTTGTATAGTTTAATCATCGTTGACTTGCTCCACTGTAATGTCCGGTAAGTATTCGCCGTCGTATTCTTTCCAATGTCCATCCCAATTCATAGCTATTATTCTAGCTTGATTGGCGTTCTCTGCTTCGAGAGTACACACCTCAGTTACGAGATAGCTTCGGGCTACTTCAAATTTTGGCATCGGTTGTCTCCTTTTTGCCAGTTGATGAGTAACCGATATAGGAAACAAACCCGTCTGTCAACACAAAAAGAAACGGGACTAGAAATTAATCTAGCCCCGCTCTTCAACCAACCAACGAAAGTACAAGGGGTAACCACTCCCCCTGTTCAACCTTACTACTAAGCTACTTCGTAAGGTGTCCCCAGTTTTATCAGTGTTTGTTTGTTTCTGTCAACCCACAAACGACATTCATTTTCACTTTTTCCGATATAGATTGTAATGAGCCGCAAGTAATCTACACAGTCTTTTTTCTTCACCGCGTCTCTGTTTGTCTCACCAATGCGAACAGATGATGCTGGTGTGTTTACAGTCCACCTATCATCCCACTGCCTGCGAACTATCTCTAGTTTAAGTTTTGGGGTTTTCAACGATTCCATGCTCTTCCTCGTAAGATTCCAAGTAAATATCTATCGCATCCCGAATCAGGTCAGCTACTGCAACCTGTTCGAGGGAACTCTTTTGCATATGATGTGCTATGTATGCAAGCTTATCATACTGCTGTTCCTTCATCAGTAGATTATATGTCTTGGTGGGTTCAAGTATCTTGTTTGGTCTTGGCATCGTTAAGTTCCTTCTTTGCCAGTTTATCTAACTTGTCTTTCCTTTTACTTGGGACAACTTGTTTCTGATACTTCTTGTCCCTTAATAGTTTAGCTATAGGGTTGATTTTATTAGGTATCTTCATAGTAGGGTTTCCCTATAGGGTTACTGTTCGTATTGCGTAACATGGCTGTCAAGCGTTTGTCAAACAAAAAATGCTCTTGACACAGATTTTGGCGTAATGTAGTTGTCAGGTCATAGGAGTTAGCCCATGACAGTTTGGCTAAAAGATTACGTTACTGATTTGTCAATCGCACCGGAAGGTCGTCTACGGATGGACTGTCCTGCTTGTGGCAAAAAAAATACCTTCAGTGTTTCGGACACGGGGGGTGAACGCTTATGGTTCTGCTTTCATGCAGACTGTGGGGTTCGTGGGCGAACAGGATTTAGGATACGTAAAGACACTGGTATTCACCCCCTGTTACGCACTAAGTCATTGGAAACAAACAATAACTCAATAACACCATTCGAACTGCCCGACACGTTTGTTGCCCTGTCCCGCGAACCTCGTGCCGAATCCTATGTCAAACGGGCAAATGCCTACGATGCGTACCTTGCTGGTCGTGTCGATATTCGTTACGACTTTCGTATGAACCGTGTCGTCTACCTGATAAAGGATGGCAGGCAGGTGGTTGATGCTGCTGGTCGTAGTTTAGATAACATCAAACCTAAATGGTGGAGATATGGAAAATCCGGTAATCCTTTCGTTTGCGGTGCCAGCCGTGTCGGTATTGTTCTGGAAGACTGTGCTAGTGCTTGCAGTGTATCTAGTTTTCTTTCGGGAGTAGCCCTGTTAGGAACTAACCTACAGGACAGTCACTTGCCCTATTTAAGAAAATATGATAGGCTTCTTGTAGCCTTAGACAAGGATGCAACCAAGAAAGCATTGGATTTGGTTCGCAGACTACAGGCCATCAGGCCAACAAGTTTAGTTGTTTTAAACAAAGATGTGAAAGATATGACAGATGACGAACGAAAACGAACCTTCGAAAGATATATCCCTTGAACTGCAGGTTCTTGGGTTCATACTAAACAAAGACTTCTATGGTAAGGTAAAGAATATTGTCAGTCGTGATATGTTCGAGGGGCGTTACGCAACGCTGTTCGATACTATCACTTACGGACACAAGACCTACGACATAGACATACACCCTAATCAGCTATCTGCCCTAGTCAATGACCGTAATCCGGCAATGCCTAAGAGCGCGGTGTTCGAACTGTATGACATAATAGGAAGTCTACCCACTCACATTTCTCCTGACATGTCCCTCGAACTGGATGTCGTCAAGAACTTCTGGGTTCGGGACAGGGCTAGGCAGATTGGTGAGAAAGCCATTGCTATATTTACAGGAGAGTCCGAACACTTTGGTGAACTCAAGACCCTAATTGATATGGTTGAGGACGGGCGTATGTCCGACAAGACCACGTACAGCGAGGTATCCAAGGATTTTACTCAGCTACTAGAAGAGGGTACGGGTGCGCCTGACTTCCCTTTTAGTTGGGACTTGTTGCAGGAAAACTTACCGGGCATGGACAGAGGTAACCTAGGTATAATATTTGCCCGTCCCGAAGTTGGTAAGACTACCTTCTGTGCTTTTATAGCAGCCAGTTATGTCAAGCAAAAACAAAGGGTTGTGTACTGGGCTAACGAGGAGCCTGCAGAAAAGATAAAGCTGCGTATCATACAGAGTTACTTTGGTATGACATACGATGAGATGAATGCGGGTGCAGAGGCTCTGTTGCCTAGGTGCTTAGAAGAGATAGAACCCTACCTGACCGTGATGGATTCGGTGGGTACATCTATGGATGAACTGAATGACTACGCTCAACTGAACGAACCTGATGTCATGTTCTGTGACCAGCTAGATAAGTTTAGGGTGAACGGTGAGTTCAACCGTGGTGACGAACGTCTCAAGGAAACCTACGTCTTGGCTCGTGAGATTGCCAAGCGCAATAAACTCCTTGTTTGGTCTGTTAGTCAGGCAAGCTTTGAAGCCCATGACAGGCAATTCATCGACTATGCCATGCTAGATGGTTCGCGAACTGGTAAGGCTGGTGAGGCAGATGTTATCATTGGCATAGGTAAGACGGGTACGTCAGAAGAAGAGAACACCACACGGCACATTTGCATATCCAAGAACAAGCTGAATGGATGGCACGGTATGTTCAATAGCCACATAGATATTCAGAGGGGGGTGTATTACTGATGCTCAAGCACGGAGATGTTAGAGAAGACGGCATGGTGTTCTGGGGTATGGCAGGTAAACATCAGGACTGGAGAAGCCCAGACAAGTTTT